TCAGGATCAAGATCCATAGACTTAGCAATCTCTCTGATAATATAATCCATTTTTGCAAAAGGTGCAAGCACTGGATTCTGTACAACACCAAGAAATTGCATAAGTCTTTGACTACGAACCTCGTTAGCCATCAAGCTTTCTGTTCCTTCAGCCTTTACAGACAAGTCACCTTTTACACCGTCATCGTAGTCAAACTGCATATTGAAGTGAAAGAAAGCTCTACCTAGTGGTGCTAACAGATAATCATCTATGTTCTTTACAACATTACGTATGCTACCGTTGGCAGCAGACATAAGCATAGAAATACCAGAGGCAGTACGCCCTACACCCTGTATGCCTGTCTGACCATGAGCAAAGGATGGAAATCCTGTTGACTCATCTGCTAACACTCTTGCTTTATCGAACATCTGCATGTTCTCGTTAGATACATTCGGGAACTTGGTGCCAAAGATAGCTTGACCAGGTGCCCCTCCTTGTCTCCTAAACACTTTGCCTGGATACACAGAGAGGTCTTGCCCTGGGACGAGATTAGTCTCGTCTACCTCTATCAATAGATTACCAGACAATGCTGCGTTATCTACTGACATTCTCATAAATCCGTTCATAAGATTTTGTGTATCATCCATATTTTCTGCAATGCCTACTCCAAAGAATGAGTAAGGGTTTACCTCAAAAGGCACTGCGTAGTATGGTAAGATAGAAGGAGTAAATGGATTCATAACAAGACGTAACACTTGTCCGTTACAAACCCAGATGTTTACGGAAACCTGATCTTGGTTTTCTAATTCTTTGGGGATCTCTATGTCGTATTCTTTTAAAAGCTCTGTGTCAACATATCCCCAAAACTCTAACACTGAGTATCTCTCAGCTTTTGTTTCTTGATCAGCCTCTTCCATGACTTGTTCCCACCACTCTTTAGAGTAGGACTCTCCCATGCTGATAGCTGTATCAATAGCGTTTGATCTGAAGAAAGGTCTTTTCTTTAGCCCACGCATTTGAGATCTAGACATCTTGTGTCTCTCAACTACGTATTCTGCTTCATCCATGTTGTTAGCATCTGGATCAGGATAAAAATTCCAGATACTTACGCTAGATGTTTGTGGTACAGTTTTAATTGTAGGTGTGTACTCACCATCTTCTGACCAAGAAGGGTATTCCTTATCATAAGCAAATGGACCCTTCATAATACCTGTACCAAACAAAGCAGTTTCAAATGCTGCTATACGTAATTGCTTTCTAGCATTTGATTCTTCTAGTTGGTCATGTATTTTCTTTTCCATCTTTTTAGCTGCAACCATAGCAGGATGAAAAGTAACTTTACTTGGAGTTGTTCCTGGACCATCTTCTATAATATCTTGCACAGGTTCCAGTTTATTACGGAGTGCTCCAAGTCTTTCTCGTAAATCAATAATTGTTTCACCAGGCTGTAGCTTCATATCATCTTGTGGTATGTCACCACTACGATCTTTAGCGTTACGAATATTAAGATCTGTTTCAAAGTTTACAGTATCAGAAATACCCTCTGGTAAAACAGTGGGGTTGATAGAGATAGGAAATTTATTAGAACCAAAGAGCACATCTACAATCTGACCATAAGCTGCAAGAACCTTGGTCTTAGTTACTTTTACAAATACTCTAGACTTTTCTGTAGATGTAAACTGCACGTCTGATCCGTACACACCACGATAGTTTTGATAGGCTCTGATCCATCGTAGCTCATCAGTGTATCTAGCTTTCTCAGCCTTGTAGAACTTACCTTCAACAAGACCTACTATTGTTCCTACCTTTTCATCTCTACTACTATCAGCATCTTCTTTATCTTCTACAAAAGAGGATTCCTCTTCGTCCATGTAAAGTTCGTCTGATTCAAAGATATCATCTTCTTCCATTAGTTAATCCTTAATATCCAAATGTGGGATCTGATGCTTGAAACCCTGTTCGTTGAGAGTCTGGGTTGAAATCAAATAAGTTGCTTCTGGGTCTAGTCATCACACCGTATCGCAAAGCATCGTACAGGTGGTCTTCTGAGTTGGTGTCCACGTCTTCAGGGTTCTTTTTATCTAAAGGTATGGACGGTAGTTGAGAGATAAGATTTGTGCAGTTATTAAATATAACAAGCCTGGGTTCCTCTGTAAACTCATCTACTTGTAGTCTTCTGTGTAGCTCGTTTTTACCTGCTACACGAGAGCCTCTTGATCTATCTGCAGGACGCCATCTACATCCTCTCATGATCATTTGCTCTGCTAGGCTAGGACCAGTGTCTCCTCTTTTGTGCCAGAGTGAAGAGTCTAAGACACCGTACCTTATTTTTTCTCCTTCTTCTAATTCCAGGATCATGTCAGCCAAATCAGTCGCTATGATCTTAGAAACATATAACTCCCTGTAGACAATTAGCTGTTCAGACCCTGGAACTATTGCTATCCATACTACGCCTGTGTGAGATCCGTATCCGTAGTCACAGGCTCTAAAACGAGTCCAGTTTGAAGGTATATCGTAGGGGTCAACTACGTGTATCTTCCTGTTGAACTCTGGAAATGCCGAACCCTCGTTTATATCCCAGTCACCTTCTAACAGTTGTCTCCTCTGGTGTTCAGGAAGAGATAAAAGGTTGGCTTCGTACATCCCATCCTCTGAAAGATATGGATTATCAAACAGAGTAGCAGGTATAAACTTTCTTTTAAATAAAGGTTCACCCTCTCTTGTGTGGCCTTTAGGCCATTGTATTATATCACCGTTTTCGTCAGTTGCCCAGAAAGCTTCTCCTGGAGGACTGGGTTCTATAAAATGTTTTCGTACCCACTGATGTCCTGGCCCCCCAGGGTTGCTCGTAGCTCTCATATAGAGTGGCAATCCACTTGCTTTTGTAGCACGTAATCTTGATCTCATGTAAGACCAAGCATAACTGGAGGGCCATTGGGTTAACTCATCAAAACCTATCCAGTTAAAGGCTTGACCTTGGTATCTCATAACGTCATCGTCACGATCAAGGTATGACATCCAGAGTGTTGCACCGTTAGGTGCTACCCAAGTCTTGTCTCTTTCCATGAACTTTATTCCTGGAACAGCCTTTGGGTAAAGCTGTTTACTTACAGATATAAGTTCTCGTAACTCTTCTGTACTCCTACGAACAAGTAACATTCGTGCATGTGGATTCGTAAAATATCTAACTGGATCAGCCACCATCGAATACGACTTGCCACCACCTGCTGCTCCTCCGTATAGTACCTCTTGCTCTGTTGAAGCTAGAAACTTGGTTTGTGGACCTGGGTTAGGTTCAAATATTACCTCTTGTTTGTCCACAGAAAGGGCATCGTTCTCCAGGTTCGAGTGAGATGTAGTCTTCGTCTTCGTTAAGATCTCTGGTGTTTCTACCACCAATTCTTTTCTCTTCGATTTTCTGGCTCTTCCTTGCCGCTTCTTTATATTTTTTGGCATACTGCTTGTAGTTCGAGGAAGCTCTACGCCTTTTTTCTTCCATTCTGACACGTTTATATAACCCTACATGTGATATTTCTCTACCAGATTCTTTAGATAACCAAGCTGCTACTTTTCTTACGCTGTACTCTTGAAGAAATAGTTTAGCTTTTTCTAGTAATTCTAATTCTTCAGGGATCGGTAGCAGTAAATCTGGATCTGTTTCATCTTGTTTGTAACCAAAGGGTACGTGTCTTCCTACTCTTATAACAGGATACCACTCTCCTAGTTCCCCTTGTAGTGGTATCTGCCAGTCAACTTTGGTTGGGTGGTCTGCTGTTGTAGCTCTTTTACTCATCTTCTTTCGCAGGTAAAATAAATAAAGGTTCTGATGTCTTTACTTCTACCTTGTCTGTTTTAGTAAATCCTGCACGATCTAATATATCTTTAGCTGCTAACATCTTTTCTTTTACACCTAGATCAGTAGGATCTTTCATGACAGAAAACATTGTGTAAGCTGCTTTGGTTGAAGACTGTGCTATAAATTTTTTTGTAACGTCTGCTATCTCATCTGTCAGACTATTGACAACAGAAGTAGAGGCTACACTGTCAGCATACCCTGCTAGTTTCTTAGCTTGCACAGGATCTCCTTGTGCTTCTTCAAAAAGAACATCTAAGAACTTTTGTTGTTTTTCTGTTAAGTTTCTTGCCATTATGCCACCATGTATATTATAAAACCAAAAATAGCAAAACCTACAAAAAGAAGTATGCCTGTTACGCCCCAGGTTATAATAGCTTCTTGTATTTCAGCTTTACGATATTCTTGCTCTTTTTTTTGTTTACGTATTCTACCTTCAGTAGCTACAAGTTCATCCCAGGCAGATGGACCCATACTAAAACTAATCCAGTCTTTTAGCTCTTGCCTCATGGCTTCAGCTTTTTTCTTAGCAGTAAAAATCTCCAAGGCTTCAGCTTCTATGGAACTTCCATTTAAAGATTTCCACCAAGGAGGATTTTTATTTTTCTGCTCCATAAAGGACAGGTCACTCATTGCACCTGCCCATTGGGTCAACTGTCCTGACATATCTTGTAGGTCTTTACCTACCTGAAAGCCTTTCTTCAAAGCATTGAAAGCTACGGTAGCACCACCGATAATTGTTACTGGGTCCACGAGCCTCCTCCCAAAGTACTCCTATGATCAATAAAAAAACTAAGTGTTTCTTTCAGAGTGGCTTACCTGTTAGGATGGCTCTCTCTATATCAAATCTACCAATTCCTAAGTCTCGTAACTCTCTGTCAGTCATTTGCTCAAGTTGTATACGTGCAACTTTACGTCTAGCTGACTCTGCTCTTGCTTCTACTAATCTGCTGAATATTTTTTTAAACATTATCTATCCTCTATTTGTGTTAGCCCTAACTGGGTGAGGATAGTTATATTCAAGTAGTTATATCATAGTAGTGACAAATATGCAACTCCGTTATGACTTACCTGTTACCTTCTTTATTACTTTAGTTGTCCAAGCTTCGTTTTCTGGGGTATTAGGATCATCAGCTATGTAGTGACCTTTCTCGTTACGAGCACGAACCATCTCTACTTCTTCTACTTCAGCATCTTTAACAAAGTCTAAAATAGTAAAGATAGAAACAGAGTCATCTTTAGTTGTCCAGTCACCGTTAACTTTCTGGGCAAT